GAGTTGTTTTCGGCAATCCAGACATCCATCAACCAAACCATGTCTTTGAGGTCGTCGTCTTCCGCGCTCCCCCAGTCAGACGCTATGTCTCGTGCTGCGCCAGTCGAGTCGTGGTGGCTTCTGCTTGTCGGACTGAGCTTGTCTCGAACTTTCTTGTCGTATCCAGGCTCGTCCATGACTTTTTCGTAGTCGGCACGATACCTGTGCCCACAATACCGCATCTTACTGAGCTCTTTGGCTGGCATATCCAGTATCAAGTCATCGAGAGATACTCGATTGAACCATGGCTCACCTGGGTCTAGCCAGACATCTTCTTCGGATTCAAGGATTCCATGAAATCTTGTGTCAGTGTCTCGCATCATTACGACACCGCACCCGAGACAGAAGAATGCGTCCAAGACAATCGCTCGGAATGTCTTATCAAGTGCCATGTCGCTAATGAGCTTATTGATATTCACTTCAAAGCGACGAGCGAATGCCAGCGTCTCTGTCTTTGGCGTACTGACCAGCACTTGCGGATTATTAGCGGCAAGTGCGACAGTATAGATACGTGCCGTTTGGTTAATCAGATTGACGAGAGTCTTGTTGCTGGCGCCAGACTCAGCGTACCAGCTTCCCACGTAGTCTTTGATAAGTTCCTTGCGAACTCTCCTGAACGGCTCAAGTGAATCGCGCGACGACTTAATAGCCTTAAGTAATCTTGCTCGTTTTTCGTTGTTTAATAGGTCTAGCATTAAAAGTCGGAACAGTTGCGTTGAATTGCAAAAAGTTGTATTCCGACCGGGTTCTAACTCCGACCTTCAAAACCTGATTTACATCAGCTAGTTTTTTTACTCGACTCCGAAGAGCCTGCAGCCTTACACCCAAACAGAGTCGCTTTTGTGTTCGCCAAGTTCAAAGCCGATTGTGAGAAATGCAAAGCCTTGTTCGCATCTACTTCAACCCTTGCTTTGTCTGCCATCTTAATAACAGCAGCGTCAATTGTACTATTTACGTCGTTTTCCATTTTTTCCTTCCAGGTTCTAGCTCTGAAACACTTGAGATTCATCCTCGCAAAACGTCCCGTATTCCATAACTAGGACTACCCGCGTTTGCGCTTCGACGCTCTTGTTGCTCTCGCCACAAAAACGACCCGTATTCAGGATTCTTGTGTATTTCATCGTCGCTGTCAACTTTCTCACGAATATTATCCGCAGAGTACACAAGCCAAGCGCCTGCTGCAGCAATCGCTCTATCGCCGTGATTCTTCTCAGTGGCTCCTTTGTTTTTTGTTGGTGCATGGATGATTTTTCCACCATCCCACTCGTATTCTCCGCACTCAATGAGCATTTCGCCAGACCTAGGAATGTATCGCCCCGTCTCCATAGCTAAAGCAAATTGCTCGAACATGTCAGCCTTGTCGACGTCTCGGCATGGGAACCCAGGCTTTCGACTTTTCTTCTGCGTACCAAGCTGCGTAACGTTTCTGAAGTAGATATTTCCGTAGTAGAGAACCTCCATTACTTCCTTTGCGAAACCACCAGAGACTCCCGAGTCTTCCCAGGCTAGCTTTGCTTTTCGCATCCATAAAGCAAGCCCGACGGCAATGCGAGAAAACGGTCTTGGCTCAAGTCCTTTGATAACATACTCAAGAACTTGCTCGCCAGTTCTGTCGTCCATTCCAGACACAATAGAATTGGACGCAAACACGCCTACTCCCCCTGACGCAATATCGCACGCCAGAGTAAACGGACCAAGTGGAGCGCTGCTGTCTATTCCAGGTCTAAACCAAAGCGTAAGCGGTCCATCCTCCCGAGGAACCAGCCCTTTTAACTCCAATGTTTCACTGTCGAACACTGGAGTACCTTTCCACACTGGCTTCCTCTCGTTCATCTTCTTCATGCGGTCGAGAAGGTCAGTTGTGAACACTTTTCCCACAGCACCTTTTGGGTTTCTGTCGAGCTGCGATGCAATCAATTGCGGACGAGCTGTCTTTCGCAAGCACCGCATGTCGTACCATGGCGACCGAACTACGCCTTCGTATTTAAACCCCTTCTTCTCCAACAAATCTCTCAGGTTCGGTTTGCTTTTGTGATACTCAGCAACCTCTTCCGCGTCTTCTGGCTTGCATGCTTTCGGAACATTGTCCATTACCACGTAAGAATGCTTGGAGTGAATAGGATGGTCCTTCCAGTCCAAGACTAAGTGCCACCCACCCTCAGTCCCGCCAGCTTCGCACGCTTCATGAAACACGCCTTGGTCTACATAACGAGCCGAGACAAGCCTAAGGTAGTGACTAACATCGTGCAACGATTCCATCACGGAGTAGTCTTTACCACCAGACACGAAGTCCTTCGCGCCAGCTTCGTCCATCGTAAATACCGTGGCACGTCCACCCGCCGCGACGTCTTGTCCTGCAGAGTAACCTTTAAGCAATGAACCATTGTCCTTGTTCTCAAATGTGTGCTGACTTAGGTTCCGTTCATACCGAGGTCGCATCCAAGAAGGAAGCATGTTGAGTGCAAACTGCACTTTCCACAGAACAGTATCAGAGTCAGTCTTGCTATCCACAAGGTCCGCATTACGAGTCACGTATCCAGCAGAGAACATCGGATCACGCAACCACCGTCGCAAGTCCACCCAAAGGTAGCCAAACGTTCCGCCTTGAGCTCTTGCCTTATCAACCAGCACGTCAAGCGTTCTGTCGTTCACTTGCGTGTAATCAAAAGCTTCGTCTAGTTTCCGAAACACCTTTTCTTGATGCGGATAAGGAATAAAGGGAACAATCTTATTCTTAGCGCGCGGGTCGTACCCGTACATGGTCGCTGCCATGAAAAAACAAACATCGCTCATGCAAGCCTGATAAAAGGCGTCTCTGAACTTCATGTCTGTCAAAGCTCGTTCTCGACAGCGAATGCGCCACTTCAAATTCTCAACAGGGTCGCGAGGGCATAAATCGTAATAGAGCGCTTCCATGCTACATTAGCCTTTCAGGAATTTTGTGACAGCGTGTCACAGAAATAGAAAAAGGGTGCGCCACCGAAGTAACGCACCCTTCTTTGGAGATTTGCCTACTAGGCAGAGTGAGATTCCAAATATAGCCATGTCCATTTTTCATGTCAACAAACTTCAGTAACTACAGTGTCTTGAGTTGCCGCAAATGAAGGGCGACTAGGAGACAAAAGCCAATCTTTTGCTTTTCTCCATGCGTCCATTGGCGTTTCCGCATGAAAGCAACGCCCACCATGATTATTTAGAACTACTGAAAACATAGTTTCAGCATTTTCCAAATCTCCATGCTGCAACGTCCCGCCAAGCTCCGCAACCTCAGACCAGACATTAGCAAGCTGCTTACTCAAGTCTGACCAAAACATTTTTCCACCAAGACACAAGCACTTTTTCATAACAAACTCCTAGAAATAAACTACCTAAGTAACGCCTCAGACATGTCCATAGTCTTCAGCCTTGCCCGAAGTGTCGATTCAGGAAGTCCAGCGAGTTTCGCCCACTCGCAAAGCGGCATCCTCTCGCCTTCATGTTCAATCCCACAGCTTCCGCATGTCTGGGTATGTCCACTACGCAAGTGGTCTAGACGGACAATCTTTGAAGCTCCGCAAGAGCACGCACACAAAAACCTGCGCTTGGTTCCAAGAGGCTCGACCTCTTGAACAATAACCAAATTGCCGTACTTCGCATCCGCAGCGATTTCCAGCTTTTTCATAAACCCACTCCCTAAACAAACAACAATACTTCATACTACCATAGACCCAGAACAGTAATAAAGCAAGAAGGAGATTTTATGACGACAGTTGCGGTTTATATGCAGGTTGACCGTTTTTTCCCGCCAGAGGTCATTCAGCGCGCGGGCATTCAAAAATGGCTTATGCAAAACAAAATTGTCCCGTCGTCTGTCCACTGGTTCGTTGACCGCGAGTCAAAGTCTGAGTTCCAGCAGATGTTCGAAGACATTCAAAACGGCTCTATCCAGACGCTAGTTCTGTACAGTCTCGAGCAAGCATTCACCTCTATCGCAACAATAACAGACGCAATTGCCGTTCTGGCTTCGAAGGACATAGCGATTGTCGTCATCTCGCAAGATATCTTTTTCGACTCCGAGAGCATCAAGTCTGCTCATTCTCTTCTAAATGTTGTTCTAAACCTTGCGGACCACTACAAACGCATGCGCCAAAGACAGGGAATCGAACAAGCACAAGCAAAAGGACTCTACAAAGGCAAAAAGCCTGGTGCTACCAAGCCAGGATTTGACCCAAAGAAAATTGCAAGGTGGAGATTGCGAGGATGGAGTGCCAAGCGAATTGCAGACAAACTTGGTGTTTGCGAAAGCACTGTGTGGAGATACATTCGCATACAGCGAGAAAAATAAAATTTAGTGACACGCTGTCACAAAATTTTTCATTCTGCGTGGTACGTTGTTTCAAGAGGTCTAAGGTGCTTGGGCCACTCGGCGTCGCGAGAAGTAAACGATTTATCAATAAACAACAATCTGTTTGTTGGCTGGCATGTAACTCTGCCGTTGTCGAGTTGGATAAAGGCAAACTCTTTTGCTTCGTCAGGAGCTTCGGAGTAAGCATCTCCAACCGGAATTGCTGTAAACAAATATTTACCTTCGTGCTCTTGGTCGAATGCGCATCTTGCTTTTACATCCAATCCGTAAAGATATTTGTAGCACAGAGTCGAAAACTCATTGCCGTAGCAATCCCAATGTTGCGCAAGTGCGGGTGACCATTCAGGGATTGGCTGCTTGCAAAAGCTCAGTGCATGCAACGGAACTTCGCGATACACTGCGCCGCATTTCAACATAATCTGACAGCCCCACACTCTGCCGGTGTAGGCAACAATACCGAACCAAACGCAGGGTTCAACACCTTGCAACTCGCCGCCAGTTAT